TTTAAATTTACCTTCTTTATCTATATTGAACAACCCAAGTGTGTCATAATGATTCAACAGTATTTCAAACTCTGTTGGGTTCTTACTTTGTTTATACATCAAACTATTAAACTCTTTTCCTGACTTAGGATCTGTGTAAACAGGATTGATGATATTTCCTTTTAACTTTTCTCGACTTATCTTATTCAAAGGTAATCCTTCGATCAAATGGTCTCTCGTATCAATCGTAGTAATTAGATTATCAAACATTTTGTTTTGATCTTCTATTTGTTTTTGGGTCATCGCTTCTTTTTGCTCTTTTGACCTATTTACAATTGATCTTGTATCATTAGTTAATTCTGGGTGTGCAGCTAATGCTTTCTTCTCTAGTTTTCCTAGTGCTTCGGCATCTTGTAACTCCTCAGTAATTTTATCGTGAGAAAAACCTTTAACTTTTAAAGACTCTGCGTAGAGTTGTCTTTGTAAATCAACATTACCTCTAATTGCAGATGTGTCAATACTTTCCAAATAATCTAATCTCTGTGCTACCATAATAGCCTGATCAGCATCTGTGAAAGCATCTTCAATTTCTAAGAACTTTTTCTTCGCTCCTGTGAAACCTTTCTTCCAATTGTCTTGTTTTTCACCTATCGTTTTTTCAACTGTTTTGTTCAGGAAGTCTTTAATCGTTTTTAAAGAACCTGGAGCATTTTTCAACTCTTCTTCATCTTCAACAGAGATAATACCTTCTTCAACCAATTCCGAAAGCAATGCTTTATACTTTGCTTCCCTTGGATCTAAATCTTTATCTTCAGTTTCCGACTCTTCACTTTCTTCCTGCTCATCATCATCTTCTATTTCCTCATCTCCAGGAGGGTTTAAAATGTTTTCTGGTTCTTCTTCACCAGGTTTGATAACAGTTTCTTCATAGCTGTCAGACTTACTACCACCAAGAGAACTCTCCATTTCTTGAGGTGACATGATTGTTAGTCCTTCATACAATTCATTTCCTTTACTCATTTTGCTGTCTTTATTTTACAATATTAATAAAATTTTTATGGATACTAAATAAAATTTTTATTTAACTCCTATAATACTATAGCCTAATCATGATGTTTTTTTCTTCTGTATTCTGGCTATATCTTCTTTTGCTTTATTAGACCGTTCTGTTTCGTCTAATTTTCTTTTAGCTATTTCTGTTTGTTCACGTTTGTAATTTTCGTCGATATCTGTTCTTCGGACATCTAAGAAATCATCAATACCGTTCTTATCAGAATCTTCATATTCTCTTGAACGCATATCTCTTGCATCAGTAACAACTTCTTTAAATTGGTCACTTTGTAGTTTACCTGCAATTTCTTCACGTTTTAACTCACGATCTAATGCTGCTTCAGATGCTACGAAGTCTCTACTCAATTGCTTATCTTGCATATCTTGCTGTTTCATAGCTTGATTAGATTTCATTTGCTCTTGTTGTGCTTGTTGTTGCTCTTCAAGTATTTTAGCAGCAGATTCCTCAAGACGTTTAGATATTTCTTGTACAGATTCAGATTTACGAACTGCGATAATATCACTGATCTTAGCTTGTCCATTTTGAATAGCTGCTTGAGATAAGTTTTTCAATTCTTCGTAAAGTTCTCCATCAACAGTAGAATCAGACATGTGTAAGTCAAACTCTGATGAAGCAAATTCATCGAAGTTATCAATAATCATTTGTCCCATATCGTCTAAGATATATTGACCTTTTTGTGGATATTTTTTATAAGTATATTTACAAACGTCTAAGAATTTAGATAAAACTCTTTTACGGAAGTTGTTATCAATTCTGAACCATTTTTCAGTAATGTGAGAAGTTTGTGCAACTTCACGTTCTACATTTCCTACTGCTTGACGATTTTGTATTTGTCCTTCTCTTGCCCCTGTAACACCAGCAAGTTTACCAAGTGTGTTTTCAATATCTACAAGTAAGTTAGTGTACATTTGAATTTCATTAGGATCACCTAATTGTACATTTGTTGCAGTTAAGGTATTATACATCCCTGCAGATTTTCCTTGAGAAGGTCCTTTTAATATTTCGTTAGTAGGATCTAACCATGCAAACTTATTAATCGTTACATATCTCATCCATTCTTTTGGGTCCCATCCCGAAGGAACCATTGCAGAGTTTAATGCTGCAAATGAACCTTTATATGTTGCAATAGCTAATTCTCTTTTGTAATAAGCTACATCATAAGAATAAGCTAGAGGTTTCATTGTATCAGTAAGTGATTGTACTTTATAACCATTTGTTGAATTAACTGTACCAATATAAGGAGGAGTTCCTTTTGATTTATTAGTTAATGATTTTCCTGAGTAAGGAACAGCTTTCATACCTGTATAAATATGATCACCGATTTTAGTTCCTTCTAACCATTCATTAACCCATTTCCATTCTATTGTTTCTCCTGTATCTTTGTTAACTTTATATGTTTCTGGAACCCAGTCTTTTTGTTCTTCTCCGTCTTCATCAAAATAAGTTAGTTCTCCAATCTTACGACGAGTTCTCCAACATACCTTCACAACTCTTACGTTACCTGATGTGTCAAATGCTCCAGCAAAAGTATTAGTTCCTCTTTCACTAGGACTAAATATTTGTACAGCATTTTCTTCACCATATCTTTCGTAAATAGACATATCTCTATTTAAACCAACAGCACTACCTAATCGTGTATCTGTTTTACCAGATTCTAAGAACTCAACATCTACATCTTTTAATTCATCCCAGTAATCATCAATAACTTGACCTACTGCTTGATATCCATATTCTACAATGATATCTGAGTCTTCAATAAACATTGAACTTCCACCAATAGTAAACAAGTTTAACGTGTCAACTCTACGAGCGATAGGTGTTCTTCCTAGCATACCACAGTACACAATTTGTTCACCACCAACTAATAAGTCTTCATATGTTCTACTGAACATAAAGTCTAAGTCTTGCTCTTTAAATTCTTTTTTTAAAATTCTATTTGCTGTGATCTCAGCAATATCTTGATAGTCGTAGGTATTGTAGCGATCCATTTCTTTTAATCGCTTTTGCATTTCTTCTTGAGAAATACTTGTGGTATTAATAATCTCTGTCATTTCTTTCATGAGATTATCTTTCATACCTTGTTCCTTTCGAGAAATTCCGTCTTTATCATTAGATGATAAAAATACTCTCCACTCTTTTCTACGCTTAACGTATTCTCCTACAAGTAAATTTATTTTACTATTTTCAATACCTATGTGTTGAAACGTAGCAGGCATTGTAGTAAGGTCTAATTGATCAGGGTTAATTATTTTTTCAAAATCTTTGGGATTAAGAATATTTGAACGTAAATCAAAATTAGTTTTTTTATTTTTAAAACTGTTTCTAAGATTATTATCAGATGTTAATATATTTTCAGCGAAATCTATATTAGTTTTAAACCACTCTTCGTTCTTTTCTTTATCAGTAAGTTTCTGACGAGGGAAGCTTAAATAACCTTTTATCTTAGTAACATCTGATTGACTCATAATAAATTTTTGTTTAAAATACAAATTTATGGATAATAATTGAAATCTTGCTCATCTTTAAAATCTTTTTTCATTACTCCCATTTTTGACCAATAAGGATCATCTAAAAATGTCTTGATTTCAGCAGTTCTTTTTTCTGTGTGTTTAAACAGTGTAGCGTCATGCCACATTAACATACCTAACGAAGAAACTCTATCAAAGTTGCCATCAGGATTCCACATAATTAATTCTTTTAATAATGCTTCAGAATATATTGTTTCAATTACTCTTGTTTCACTATTAGAAGATATTGGTTCAATTAACCAAGATTTAATAAAATCTCTAGCTGTACTATTAACCTTCCCTGTTGCATTAATACCCTTAGATGTATTACTTCCTTCTTTGTATGTATCAACGTTACGTAGTTGATAAGGAGTATCAGCTAATAAGTATGTACATTTCTTTTGAACAAAGTATGTGAATAAACCAGGTAAATTCTGCTCGTACATTCCTGTAGCGTTATAATATAATAATAATTTTCGACATATTTCATAAAAATCATTAGGGTCATCTGTACGACCAGTATATTCAGCTACAACTTGACGAGTAAATCTATTCATCATAAAAATAGAAGGTAGAGAGTCAGTAGTTGACTTTGCTTTGTCTACAACGTCCATTCCTGCAATATATGTTCCATGAGGGACAACTCCTGCATCATTTGCTTGAGGTTTAACAAATATTTCTATACAACCTGTTTTATGATCATTTTTATCTAATGGGAATTTTCGAATAGGTTTTAAATCTTGAACAGTAATAAATTGGACCTTTTCATGTTCATCAAATACTAAGTGACCTTTAAACGATGCTTCCGCATACTTCTTATATTTTCCTCCTTCTACTTCAGACAGTTGTTCTTTCAGTAATAGAGTAGGAAAGTATGAGCCCTCGAGTACCAAGAACGCTTCACTTGGCATTATTGGACCGTTAATAATTTCTGTTTGATATACTGTTGGATCAGAGGATTTTTTAGCTTCATCTCTACGAGATGTTACATACATTGTAGCTAATTTTTCATCAGTAATTTTATTAGGTCCTACTTTAAACTCATTAAGTGTTTTAGTATATGGAACAAAATATCCAATAGTTCCACGGTTCTCAAAGATATCGTCAAAAGATAAACAGTTGTAATCGTGTGGATTTCTAAAAATAGATTCAGCAAATAGTGCTGCTCTACCAGAAACCAAACCACCTGTACCTAATGCCCAGATAACAAGATTCTTTTTTTGCTTAGATTGCTGTGTTGCTTCAATTGCTCCCCAAGCCTCTTTGATATTGGTCATGAAACCAACCTCGTCCAACGCAACTAAGTTAGGTCGAGTACCATTGGCGGCAAGAGGATTATCTCTGAAAGTCCTGTGTCTCAACACACTACCAAACGTAGAAGTATAATCTTTATTTGGTGCAAGTGAACCAGAAGCAGGAATTAAGAATGGTGATGGGTGTTTATCCATACCTTCTCCGTAAGATCCAGGAATTAATTCAAATGCTTGTTTAATTTTTTTAATTAACGGTTCCGTATATTTTGTATCAATAGCACCAATGATAGTATCAGATGCTGTATATTGTTTACGCTTGATTGCTTCTAAATAAATATCGTAATCAGTAGCTCCATCAAATAAAAAGTTATGTCCTGCAATACCTGAAGTAGCATAAGACTTACCACCACCCCTAGATTGAATACTCATGAAGTGCTTGGCTCCGTTTTTGTATAATGGTTTCCCTAATGACTTACCGTGATTTTTACGTAGATAATCTCTAGCATTAATATATGTTTTAGAATCAATTTCTTTTTGGGTTATTCGTTTAAGTTTTAAACTTAATTCCTTTTCTGGACCGTATTTACGATCACAAGTAAATTGTTTATCATCTGCGAATCCAGAGAATCCTCTACACTCCTCATACAATAAAAATAGTTCCCAATCAATATCCCTTAAAAAAGGTAATCCGTATGCTTGAGATACGGATGATTCATCTTCAAATTGTATGTAGTGAAAGTTGATATAGTAATATAGTGGACCAGGCATCCATTTTCCAGATACCCAATATCCTTCAATACATTTTCTTTTTTCACCTTTCCAGAATGTTAACCTATCGTAGTATTCTAACTCTGGGTGATAATTAGGGATTTCTCTAAGTTTAAAATTACTATTTTCTATTAACATTACATTTCCCCTTTTTCACTTAATGACATATTACGCTTACCGTGTTTCTGTGTTTTCTCTGCTTCAAACTCTTGTTTAACTTTTTTATAATCAGCAAACATTTTAGCTGTATTGGCTAACATTGTATCTATGATTTTTAAAGTGTCTACATCAGCAGAAGCTAGTGCTGTACGATATAAATCTTTAATAGCTGTATCTCGCAATAGCATTGTTTCATTCCAACTAACAAGAGCTCTTTCAGCATCTGTTAAACAAATCTCTTTATAAATTTTAACAACATCTGCTACTTTCTTCCAATTAAACTTCTCTTTTTTCATTAGTTTTTCAGCAAGAACAGGGTATTTATTTGGAAGATTAAAATAAGTAGAATCAGGACGATTAGCATAATCAATAGCCCACATCAATAAAGATGATTCTTCTTTTTTTTTAGATTTGTCTTCTTCATATACTTTAGAGAACTCATCCATTAAAAGAAGATCTGGATAATTATCCCAAAAATTGCTATCATGTTTCGCTGTCATTTAGATTCTATTTTTATTGTTTAATATCTTCTAAAAAGATTGCTGGAATTACACGATTATTACCAACAGTAACAGTGGCATTTATTGCACATCCATATTGGTTTAATAACTCTTGTATTTTTTCACCACATTCATGTCTTTGTTTTCTTCTTTGTTCTTCTTGTTTTGACTCAGCGTTTTGTGAAGCTTCTACATCTTGTAGTATTTTTTCTTCTCTTACTTTACTCATTGTTTTTTATTTTTTGTTTCTAAACATTTATTTGCAAATCTAATATTTCTTTGATTGGGTACAAACTTTCCGAAGTTATCAATATGAATTGTTTTAAATTTTTCAGATTCGTATTGTCCATCAACCATTTTATCTTGTTCTGATATTACTTCTCGTACTGTACGAATGAAAGAGGACCATACTTCTCGAGCATCTGTTTTAGAGATACCATGTTTTTCTGCAATTTCTAAAAGTATTTCTTCTTGTCGATCAATCATTGTACTTGACTAATTTTTATATCAAACTCTTGTCCTTCAGTGTAAGTATCTTCGGCACCAGATTTAACAAGTGGTTTTTCTTTTACTTCACTTGGAGTTTCCTTTTCATCAATAGGTTTAACTACTACTTGTTTTTTTGGTGGTTCAATAACTTCTTCCTCTTCTTCCACTTTATTAAAATCTACTTCTATTCGAAAACCTTCTTCATCTGGTTTAAACATTAAATATGGATGAATGACATTTTTGTCATCTAGTATTTGATGTGTACCTAAGAACGTTTTCTTTTTAATACTTGAAAGAACAACTGCGAAATGAGCAATACTAATATCTAGCTCCTCACACATCTCTTTCCTCATATCAGTTGACAAAATAAACTTTGCTCTTTTATCAGGACTTAATGTTTCGTAATCATTATTTAGTTTTATTATCTGAGCCAACACACCTCTTTCTTGATCAGAAAGGTTTAACATGAAGTTCAAGAACATTAAAACTTGAGCATAAATCTTACGCTCGTTTGTTGGTAATGAGAGTATCTTCTTCTCCATTTTTAATTATTTTTTGTAGGTCTTTATCCTGAGTTAAAAGAATTGCTGCTTGATACCAAGTTAGAATTGATGTTTGGATCATAGCTGATAGAACATTAACTAGAACTTCATACTCCATATTCTTTGCATCAATATTGTTTGGACGCTGGTATAAGAATTGCTGGATGTTTTTTTCTCCGTACCCAGCTTCTTTTACTATTACATCTACTCCCCAACCTTTCTGGTCAGCTGTCTCAATAGGATAGCTTTTGTATTTGAATTGTAATCCTTGTGCTATTGAATTTTCAGTAGCCAAAAGAAACGCTGTTCCCATGATGTCTTTAATTGCATCTAACTTTACTGATGTTGTTGCTGTCTTCATTAATTGTAATTTTTAATATAAATACTAATTGTTTTGTGTTTTTGATAAAGAGCTCTGTGTTAATCGTCTTATTGTGCTGTCTACAATAAGGAGTAAATCGACTAACAACAGATTCTTCTTTATCTAATAATTCTCCCAAATCATCAAATGTATATAATGCTTCAACCATCCTAGTAGTTTATTATATTTCGAAAATTTCTAAATTCAAACGGTAGCGTCCTCTTGAATCAGTAGGAAGGATCAGTTCACGTTCCTTCAAAGATGACAAGTGTTTGTCTAATGTCGGAGGAGCTATTCCTAGCTTGTTCATGATGAAGATCTTGTTCGTTTTATCTGCGTACCAGGTATTATGTTCAAAGTCCATCTGACGAAGGATATGGAACAATACGTGGAACGTTTTGTCTTTTGACTTTAACAAAACACTTTCTTTGGTGTCGAGGAAAACACTTACCATTTTTCTATTTTTAAATTTTCTATACATACAAATATACACATTTGATAGTACAAATATCATAAAAATAATGTTACTATCAAACTTTTATAGTATAATTATTCAATAATGATAGTAACTTTATTTATTCTTCATTTTCCAAACAATGAAATCGGAATATTTCTTTCCTGAAACTGTGTAATTAGTTCCACATTCAGGAACTCGATGTTGCATTTGAAATCTTTTTACTCCAGCTGCAGTAGTATAAATCTTTCTTAATTTAACATTTGTTGATCCACATTCAGGACAAGCCCAATGTTCATCAGTAGTTAAAGCAGCATAATGTGTTTTGTGTTTTGTGTAAGGTCGTAGCTTCTCATAAACTTTCTCAAGTACAGTAACGTCCATGTTACAGTATTTGTTCATTTCATCAAGAGCGTCTTTATCTTTGTGTTGAATTACTTTGTCCCATAAGGTATAGTCAGTTGGGATCTTTTGTCCTACTTTGAGGAACTTTGCTAATTCATCTAATCTGTTCGAATGAAAGTTGAATGATGACTTAGCTAATTTTAGAGTGTCAATTGATTTGTATGTGTGATTCATTTCAATTCCCATATCAATTGCTCTAGTACGAATCCATTTAATATCAAATCTGTCTCCGTTGTGTGCGACTATCTCGTCTGATGAGTCTAATGCTTTTATAAATTTCTTGACAAGCTTTTTATCACATTGCTTATCTATCCCCCAGTCCAAATTGTGGACCTCTTCTTCTCCTTCCCATTTCCAGGAGATACAAATTATCTTTGGATAACTAATAATCTGATGGGGCATAATTCTTTCCTTCCAACCGAGTCTCCAGAATGAACCAATAAAATAGCTCACCTCGATATCGTAGAACATTCTTTTTCTTGAAATCATATAGATTGTTTTTAGATTTTCCCAAAGGTAACGATAAATATTTTACAAATCCTAGTGTTAATAGGATAGTGAAAATAATGTGATATTTATTTTGGTAAACGCTTGACTTTGTAAAAAATTATAGTTATGAGACGTACTATCATAAACGTAACAGTAGTAGCCTACCTCCTATAGTATGTTACTACTATCATATACGTGATAGTAATAGCCAACCAAACATGGTAGTAAAAAACGCTAATGTATTGATTCCTAATCAGATACGTAAAATAAAGATACTATAGGTATTACCTTTAGGTGATCCATACCTTACGTATCGTAGGTGTGGAACGCATTTAGACAATAATTTAATATAATATATTTTTTTGGAAAGTTTATATAGATCATAGAATATTTTAGTTTTAGAAGTACCCCCCATTCATTTTATATTTTCAAAAGTATATTATATCTCGACAGCGATGAGCATCTAAAAACTGTACCCTTACTAAATTTGGAGAGGGGAAACATAGTCCCCTGTTAAAAGTAAACCCTTAAAAAATAGAAATTATGAGCAAGGAAATCAAAATCAGCAAAGGAACTTACACCAATAAGAGTGGAGAAGAAAAGGAATTCTTATCTGTTATCCACCCAGAGCACGAAGGTAACGTTCGTCTATTGTCTAAGAAAAATGACGATGGTACACGTATGACCGCTACTGAAATGGTAGAGTTCCTGAAAGCCAACAAGGATTGGAGAACACGCTTGGAGTTTGTAGTGAACGAAGAGTATGGTAACTATTTCGTTATCAGCATGGTCAACTACTCTGTACTTGACCTGTAACATTGTAACCCGTAGCCCATTGTGGTTACGGGTTTGTTTATTAATCTCTTTAAATCATATAAGACATGACAGCTTTTAGATTAAATCTTATGATTATACTCGCTTGTATAATTATAAGTCTGTTATCTTTCCTTGTTATAGGAGAAGATGCAGAGCCAGTAGGAGGATTCTTTGCAGTTGTAGCAATTGTAATGTTATCAATACTTCCTGCGTGTAGTAGAACAAACTAATTATTTAATCATAGTAAGATAAAAAGACAATTGTAAATGAATATATGTTCAGTATTTAATAGATACACATAACATAATTCATTTGCATTGTCCTTTTCTTTCACATTTTAATTAAATATACAGCATTATACTATGCTTGCATATATAATTACTTGAAGAAAGTCTTTAAGTAAACGTTTTAACTAACTTAATATCAAATAGTTATGAAACTTATAATCTTTCAAGGTGTTGTTACGG